CGTCCAAAACCTCCTGATACGCCGCCACTATAGGCCGCAGGTAATGTCGCCTGGGTGCATAGAACTTCTTCTCCGGTTTGCGGTTCATTTCGATGTACAGCAGAAACGTGTCGAAATCGTGCGGTGCGTCAAAGCACATGGCCTTTTTGTACACGTCAAACAAAGAATCCGCCGCATTTGCGCTGCACTTGTGCAGGGCCGCAGAACTCAGTTTTCGCAAATCCTTGCTCAGCTCATGGGCCAGGGTGAAATCATCCGGTTCCAGTTGTCGGCATACGGATAGGAGGTCCATGTACGGCACATGGTCGGACGGATTCCGCGCAATATGCTGTTTTATGCGTTCTGATAGTTTTGCGTAGTCCATGCGGCCTCCATTTTTGCATAAAAAGAGACGGGTTCCCGAAAGAACTCGTCTCTTTTATTTTGCTTGTATAGGTTACTCGCCCACGTTGATCGTGATCGTGTCAGAGGTCTCGTTGAAATCAGCGGTCAGTTTGAACTCAAGCGTCTTGACCTCGGAAATGTCGGACAGGCCAGCCTTTTCAAGGTAGAAAAACATGGAATAATTGATGTTTTTCCCGCCCTGCATTGTTGCGGGGACTCCGCCCAGGTACTGGACCATCGTATCATTCACAGAGCTGTCCTGCGGATATACCGTAATTTCCTGGTCCGTCTTGTTCTCGAACTTCATCTGGATGTAGCAAACACCCGGCACGGAATCCAGTTCCGTGATGCCCAGGTACGTTGCCTTGAACGTCTCGCCGTCATACACGACCTTCTCAACGGTCTGACCTCCGGTCTCGCCGTCATCCGGTTGGTCCGCGGTTCCGCACCCGACCATAGCAATTGCCGCCACCATGATGGCAAGCAGCACTGCCCACACTTTCTTTGCTCTCATTTTCCTTTTCCTCCACATTTATTTTCTCCCGGGTGGCCGGGGGAATTACTTCATCTCGCCGGATTCGTATTCCTTAACACGCCGGTAAAATGTGTTCGGCTTCAGCCCCAAATGACCCATAGCCGCTTTGGCGGTGATATGGCCCGATTTCCAAAGGTCGTATTCCTGTTCGAACTTCTTCCTGTCCACCGGGATAGCCTGACGGCCTACATACTCGCCGCGCTCCTTTTTCGCGTCGATGCCCTCTTTCTGCCGGGATTTGATATAATCACGCTCCAGCTGGCTCACTGCCGCAAATACCGTCAGCATAAATTTGCCCGCCGGGGTGGTGGTATCTATCTTTTCCTTCTGTGATTCGAATTGTACACCCTTCTCTGTCAGTTGGTCAACAAGGTTTAGCAAATCGCGCGTATTTCTTGCAAACCGGCTGATCTCGCTCACAACCACGGTATCGCCCTCGCGCACAAACGCCAACAACTTCTTCAGTTCTGGCCGGTCAGTGTTCTTGCCGCTGCACTTGTCTACAAACAGTTTCTCCGCGCCGAGCGCTTCCATCGTGATTTCCTGCCTTGCTGTGTTTTGCTCTTTTGTTGACACACGGACGTATCCTACTTTCATTTTTCGTCCCTCCTTTGCCGTGATTATATCACGTCTGCAAGGGTGTGTCAATATGTCAATTTCAGTTTATGCAATGCGCAGGTGTTTTTTTCTCTTTTGTTTTTTGCGGGCATTTTGGGGCTCACCCGGCCCCGCTCCTGCCCACGATATCCCCCACCCCCGCCCGGCCACGCCTGCCGCGCATGTCAAAAGGTATACCCATGCGCAACGCGCCGCCGGTGTTGCGCATGCCTTGCAAATAATCCGTTGCAATGTTGCAAAATTGCGCATTAAGGTATTGACATACTATGCCGGATGTGTTATCATATCAGCATAGAGAGAGGGCCGCACCGGTTACAGCCTACCAAGCCCCGGAGCAGCCCCCACACCAGACCAGAGGCCCAGCGCGTACAGTGTACCACGCCCGGCCTACCTGGTCAAGAGATAGGCCAGTAAGGCCGGGAGGTAATACAATGGATTATACAACAGTACTTGCAAAGGCAATGCAGACACTTGAACAGCGCAAAGACCGCAGCGCATGGGGCCGGGGCGTGAATGACTACGCCGTGGACATGCTCCAGCAGCTCACGGACTACTACAAGGGCGGCTATATCTCCGGCGAAGCTCTGGAAAACTGCACCGCCTGCCAGATTGCGGCCTTGAATGGGGCGCGCAACTGGAGTGAATACAGTTGGGGCGGCTCTGCCCTTGTGTATGATGGGGACATCGCCGCCGCCCTCTGCACCCCCTCAGAACTCAAAAAGACCCGTAACGGGGAGCGCAGACCGAACAGCCAGGAAGAATGGCTTGATGTGCAGACAAGGGCATTGCATCAAGCTTTCCGTAGGATGTACGCAGCTATCCGGGCCGCCCGGCAGGAGGTGCAGAAAATATGAAATATTTTTGGATTGCCGCCGTTGTGCGCCAGGGCAATAACCATTATGCTTTTGCGTTCCGGGTGTCTGAAAACGATAACTTGAAATGCCGTTTCGATGGTGTGCATAACCTCAGTTCCGCTAACATCATGCCCAGCAAAAAGGCTGCTTGTGAGCTGGTGAACCATTGGAACGCCTGTTTTAAGGCGAACGGCACATATTTGTTTGATAAACCGGGATTTTGAAAGGAGCTGTAAATATGAATCTTGACGCCATCATGGCCGAACTGGCCCAGTATATCCGGATGCAGGAAGAAGCCGCCGCAATGGTGGAGAGCCTAAAAGACCAGCTCAAAGAGCGCATGACCGCCGCCGGGGTGGAATCCCTGGCGGGGTCAGAACACTTTGTTTGACCCGCTCCAGCGGATGTGGTACAATCGATATGTTAAGGGGGTGCCGGATTGCTATCTGTCGTGCTGCTGATCATCTGGTTTCCGTTGGCCGTCCTGGCCAACGTGGTCCGCAAATCTAAGTAACTTATCAACCATCTGACAGGGGCCGCCCCGGAGCTATTCCGGGGCGGTTATTTTATGCCCTGCCCGCAAAGGCGTTTTAATGGCGTTTTGCGGGCTTTTGGCGTTTGGCGGTATTGGGATACCAACGCCAATGCAACACGCTGTGCGCGGCGCTTTAGCAGGGTTTGCGGCGGGGTTGTGGTGTAGCGCGTTAGGGCGGCGTGTGGCTGCCCTGTTTTTTTCGGCCTGATTGGGGCAGCGCGGGCGCTTCCAGGCCCCGCGATGCTGTGGTGCAGGGCCTAACCCCGGGCGATACAGTGCGCTATCCGGCTCAGGGCGTGGAAGGCAAAAACGACGGGGAGTGGGGCAAGCGGCTGTGCGCATGCGCTCAGTCTGGCGGGATCGTGCCAAAAGTCGCTGCAAAAGTCGCCCGGTTTTGCGCGAAAGTCGCCGATAGTCGCTAAACCGTGTATAACCCCGGGAAAATCGTTGCCCCTACTCCGAAAGTTGCTGAATAGTCGCTAAAAAAATCAGTTTTCATAGTCGCAAGACGCCGCCTCGATGTACTTCTTCTGGAGTTCTTCGGGCGGTGTTTCTGTCCCAAGGGGATTGTTGGGCGTGAGAACGACCTCTTGTTTGTCGGTCATGCCGAAAAAGTTCTTTGCGCGGAAAATGTACGTAATCTGCGGAATTTTCCCCTGAGAGACCAATTTTGCGTCGATTCCGGCCAGAATTTGTTTGGCTTTTTTTATCATGCCAGCCCTCACGGGGCCCAGCGATCCCTTTTGCCAGTCCAAAACAGTTTGAGTTACGGCACCGAGAGCGAGGCACATGTCCTCCACCGTGGGAATCTGCCCATCTTCTACGCACTGTTGGAAATAGTCGTTAAGCTTATCGGCGCATTCTTCATCGGTTTTTACGCATGACCTCTTGAAGTATTGGAATGACTCCCTAACAATTTGCGAGATCTCTTCATTTGTTGCGGTGCACCTGGCCGTAACAGACGCTGATGCCGCGCCTCTGGTGTGTGAGATGGCATTCTCTCCGCGTTCTTGCACGATGATCTTGCGGATAGTCGGCTCGGAAAGCCCGTTTTGTTTTGCCACAGTCGCTATATGCTTACATGCGTCATAGTCGGCAAGGACCTGCTCTCTCATAGCTTGCGTGATTTTACTTGCCATCTATGTCACCTTCTTCCCGTTTTAACATATTTGGGGTGATTTCAAAAAGTTCGTTACACTCCGGGCACCTGACATACGCATCTGCCGGTCGCACAATCGTTCTCCCGGTCATGTAGTCGCGTTCAACCTTTTTGCACGTATTAAACTCGAATACGCACCCGCACGCTGGGCATTCTGCCCGGGCAAATTTATCTTGGTTCACGTGCTTAATGATTTTCATAACTTCTCCTGTTTATGTGCCGCGCTCCCACCTCTGCGCTATGTATGGCACAAGTTCACCCGCCCAATTGGGCACTCCTATGTGTTTCTGTATGCCCGCAGAGGGGCTGTGTTATGCAGAAACTCGGGGGGCTCCCGCTTCATCGCGCCGTCTTTTCGGCCCGTCGGGGGCCCCCGTTGTTGGCAAAGGCGAGTGGAATCGAACCAATATCTGCGGTTTTGGAGACCGCCGTGTTACCATTACACCACGCCCTTTGGAACGGGCGGCTGGAGTCGAACCAGCACATACGGGAGTCAAAGTCCCGTGCCTTACCTTTTGGCTACACCCGCATAAAACCAGACACCCGCGAGATATCCCGTGAGTGTCTGCATGCCGGTAACGCTCTTGCGAGGCCGCTTGCGCGGAGGCACCCATTACCGCCTGTGCCTTAACCTATGGAGGAAAGAAAGAGGAGAAAAATGAAATTTCGGGTTGTGGGCTGACTGGTTCCACTCTCCGATGATACTATTTTACACCACCTGAAACGTGGTTTGGGGCCACATTTTCAATAATTTTTGCGTTTTGTGCAATCAGCCACAGGAATTTATCTTTTCGCCGCCGGAATGTGCGTGGGCTTATCCCGGCTGGGGATATCATCTCGATGGGGTACTGTTTCTGGCTGTCGCAATTCCGCATGATCGCCCATACCAGCTTGCGCCGCACGTTCTCATTGGCGATATCGCGGCCTACGTTGTCCATGGCGTATTCCACGGCCCGCATTTTCTTCGTTTCCGGCCAGCTCTCAATGATTGTCAGCCGTTCCGCCTTGCGTTCCGCTATCCTACTGTTACCGGGGCTATGGGGCATGCCGGACACGGCATAGGCCGACGACTCCAGCACTTCTTCTCGGGCCGCATTGTACGCGCGGACCCGGCGGGGATAGCCCCTGACGTAGGCGATACACTCCATGCGGATATCGTAGGGGAGCGAGTATTTGTTGCTCATGTAGCACCTCCTGGAGCGTCATAGAAACCATCTGGTTCCGCGTCCTTTGTAATCAACGTGTTTGGCCTGTCTCCCTGATACACTGTTACGTCCCGCCCAAACACATGCACTTTGGCAAACGTATGGCGGAATGGTTTCACGTCGCCATGTGCGTGAATTATTAACACCACGCAAAAGGAGCCAGCCAAGCTCTCTACAAAGTGCTCTTCCACATCCGCAATAGCAAGCTTGGGCTCTTCGCACAAGATTATTGGAACATCTCTGTAAACGTTCATCGTACCTCCTATTCCAGCGCCGTCTCAACGCCGTACTCTTTGAGCATCTGCCGGATATCTGCCCAGGTAACGTACCCTTCCGCCACGCACTGAGCGGCGTGGTTCAATTCGCTGGCAAGCTGCTGCACATCGTCCATCGGTGCAACGTCCACGGCTGGGCGATTCTTGATAAAAGACTTCATCGCATCGACAGAAACGCGCTTGTCTCCAACCATAAGTGCTTCGCGCCGTTCGATTTCGCGGAGTGCAGCATCTCGGTCAATGTATTCAGCCATTTTCAGCACCTCCGTACAAAAAGGATTCTATTCAGCCATTTTCGTCCTCCTGTTCTTCCTCCCCGTCGGATACAGCCGCGCCCTCGTTCTCTGCAGCACAGCAATCGGTGCATACGCTCTCTCCGTTTGGCAAGCCGTAGCACTTTTCGCCCGTTTCGATACGTTTTCCGCAGAATGCGCAGTAATCCCACAGCCGTCCCATCACATTGCCTCCAATGCTTTCTCCGCCTCCTCGCGGGTCAAGAAAACAGTCTTTCCGACATCACGCGCATCTATAACACCGCAACGCGATGTGTTCAGCATAGTCCTCCCATTAAGTGTGCTTATATCTGTCACAGTAAAACTGTAAACTTGCTCGACCGGGTGGCTGCAAAATGTCCAAAGCCCGTCACCCGGCTTGCACGGCAGCACCACGAGCCGACCGTCTCTGTCGGCTTCTTGATATTTTTTGAGTTCCATGAGAGCGCTGTGCAATTTTGCCATTTCCAGACCGCTAAAGTGCTCATCTTTCATCGACTTGATTTCACCCGGCGTCAGCCCTGTGTCCTCGTAGGCGGCGAGACGCTCAACCAGACGATCAAACGATGGGCAATCTATGCAATCCATGTCCACATTGCAGTTACCAGAACACTTCATGTAATGGTCGGTGCCAAGATAGTGCTTTTCCGTCATTCGTTCCATCACTCCACCTCCTGCATCCTGCTATAGCCCTGATTGTTGTTCATGATGAAATTCCTCCTGATTTTTGTTAAAATTTCATGCGTCCTCCCTAATGTCTCCGCCCCACTACTCCGCCATTGCTTTGGCGATGCCGGGGTTAAGCAAAAGCGTTTTAATTTCGTGAAGAAGGTCGAAAGAGCCACTAATTGCCGAAATTTCGACAATTTTGCTTCCACCGCCGTCAATTCTCGCCCACTCAACAAACTTTGCAATGTCACAGCAGGAAATTCTCCCGAGCGCTGTTTCCGACCATTCGTGCCGTGTAGAATTTTCTGGGGGCGGATTTTGTCCGATAAGCCACCAGTCAGGGCCATATCTCCGCTGGAGTTTAAAGTAATAGTAGTCGTCTGGCTTGATTTCTACGTTGATAGTCTCAAACCAATCTAATGACGGCTGCGTATACGAAAACTTAAATGGCGCTTTAACAGGCTGTGACATTACACTCCCCCCCCCTCACAAATATCTACGATATGGTCGCACAATGCAGCCGGGATAACTGACCGCTCCCGGCTCCCGGCGAGCCCCTGCGTTCCCGTCTTTGCTCCTCGCGGCGCGGCTACATGGCACGGGTCGCCATTGTGACACGGCGGCTTAAATCCCGGGTCCGGGTGATTCGTCCAGATATCGGTTGGTTTCATTCTGCTATCGCCGTATTGGCAATATGTGACGGTGTATCTAGGCAAGCCCTGCATCCACGTCATTTTGCGCATGCCCCCCCGCGGATTCTCGATGAACCAGTACATAGGAGATAAGGCTAAAATCAGACGTAAAACGTGCTGATCGACTGCATCGCAGAACTTTGCACACTCGCTGATTGGATTCAAATTTCCCGTCACGGGGTCTTTGCGGCGGTGATGTGATATCGCTGCAATAGAAAACGTCGCGCAGTCCGGGCTCGCCCAGATAACGTCCGGGTGCCCAAAGCGTTCCAAGATATCCTGCGCTGTGACGGTCATGATATCCGCGTACCAATCGATATGGTCGAAGTTCTTATCCCACTCGATGGAATACACCTCGTGCCCGCGCCGCTCAAACGCCTTGCCGATGCTTCGCGTCCCCGCAAAAAGCTCTAAAACCTTCATCTCAATACCTCACTCCGATGTAGTCCAGAACCCGACCATTCATCGCACCGCCACCTCCCGCGAAGTTGTCCACGATGATCTCATCAACGAGGGATTCTTGGGCATAGATCATTTTGTTTCCTCCATTCTTCTTTTCCCTCCTTACTCATACGGTACGCCGATGTACTCCAGCACATCCCGCAGCCCCAGCTTGTCCATGCAATAGGCGTACTGCTTCGGATGCGTGACCTTCATACGCTGGAAGCGGTTAGGCTCTTTTTCCAAGTGGCAGCCGAACATACAGAACATACAGCCCGTGCGGTTACATCCTGTGGTTGTAAGCCGGTCTTGTGGATCGTAGCACCCAAGATAATCAATCAAATTCATCTGCCCTTCAAATTCAGGATTGTCATCAATCTTGATTTCGCCGTATACCGGGCAATACGGGACGTTGAATTCCTTGATATAATGCAAGACGTCCTGTTCCGTCCAGAAGGAAAGTGGCTGTGATGTTGGTGTTTTGGCTTCAAAGGCATTGCATCCATTAACAATCCATGCTTGTTCCCGGTTTGGGCTTTCTGCTGCCATTGTGCCGATAATCGCTTTTCTGCCGGTTTGCTTTGTATATTGGTTGATAGGTTTGTGTTTCATAACGGCGCAGCATTTAGCAGACACAGAAAAAGGCGCGTCTATCAAAAATGACCATTTGCCGCCAGTTACAAATTTCGTCCATTCTTCTCCCCTGATCCATTTCGCCCTTTTGCTGTCTGGGTTTCGCCTTGCAGTCTCAACGTACGCTGCGACACGCTTGGAAGCGACAGGATACCCGTGCTTTCTGATGACTTCATCGAAACGCATTTCAGGCCGGAGAATATCAACGTCTGGATTGAAGCAGTCATATTTTCCGGCTTTGACCTCCCGGACAAACCGCTGAATCTCTGGATATTCCAGCCCGGTATTGACAAACACTGCCGGAACATCGGAGTACATGGAATCAACGATGCGCTTTAGAACCGTGCTGTCCTTGCCGCCGCTGAAAGAAACATAGACTTGTCCATCAAAGTGGTCATACCATTCGCGGATTCTGCGCTTGGTCATCAGAATTTTTCCGGCCAACGGCACGGCCTGCATCTGCTGAAGATCGCCCCTTGTATGCTTATTATCTGCCATTTCATACTCCCATCAGGTCGAACAGGGAATATCCCTTCTCCTCCTGAACTCCATTCTCGGCCACCCTCTCGGCCTGTGCGCAGTTTTCCGCAGCGAGTCGGAAATAACTGGGCTTCAGCTCCACGCCAATATGTCTGCGTCCCATCAGAATTGCCTGATACCCGACTGAGCCAATCCCGTCAAACGGGTCCAGCACAATGTCCCCGGGGTTGCTCCACAGTTCTACACATCGCTCGATTACGGGCAGTTGCAATGGGCAGATATGCCGCTCGTCCTTTTCTTCCTTTGCCGCCTTGCGGTTGAGTGTATCGCTCTGGTTGATGTCCCACCATGTGGGGGATGCGTATTCCTCCCAAATGGGAGATGCTACCTGCTGCCACTTGGACACGGGATAGGTGCTGTCCGTATGGGAAACCCTCTCCGGATTGTCCCCGGGCTTGCGGAACGTCACGACATAGTCCGGGATGCCCATCCGGCTCATACAGGAGTCTTTCTTGATCTGCTTATGCAGCAGCCCCAGTGCCTTGGTGCGCTGCATGGCCGTCACAGGATTCTTCCAGATGCACACCTCGCTATGGTAAATAAATCCCAACGACTGCATCCAGCGGATCACGTCGCCCCGAAAGTCCCGGATTCCGATATACCCATCCCGTTCCTTGCTGGTGGGGAGATTCATGCAGTGGATGCTCACATTCCGCCCGGGCATCATTACGCGATACCATTCGCGGCCCAAGTACATGTACTGCTCGGCAAACTCATCATAGCTCCGGCAGTTGCCCATATCCCGGTCGCTGTTGGAGTATGTGTACAGGCTGGCAAACGGGATGGATGTGACAGAATAGTGGATGCTGTTGTCCGGTATTCCTTTCAGCACCTCGCAGCTATCCCCGTTATACACTGCATATCTGCGTCCAATAGATTGGTCCAATACGTTCATGCGCCTATTACCCACTCCGGGACGATCATCGCAACCTGCGGGTTATACGGAATAACAACCCGTTCCTGCCCCCGGATATCCTTTCTCAAGATTTCTTTCGTGTACCGTACCATGTTCCGCTTCATTTCTGCGGCTTGTCGCTCTTTGCGGTCCACATTGGCTTACACGGCCCCCTCCGCCGCGGAGGTAACAATATGCACATTTACGGGCAGACTTTGCCCGAATCGGTAGCACCTACGGATGGCCTGATACATCTGCTCATAACTGTCAGACAGACCAACAAAGATCATGTTGTGGCATTGCTGCCAATTCATCCCAAACCCAGCTATAGACGGCTTTGTGACCAGGACGCGGAGATCGCCGCCAGCAAATCGCAAGAGCGCGGATTCCTTCTCGTCCGGTTTGTCGCTTCCGCGCACTTCCTCGCTGCCCGGGATAATCTTGGCCAGCAGTTCGCTCTCGGCATTAAGGTCGCACCAGCAGATCCACTGTTCCTTTGGGGCTTGCGCAACAATCTGCGCCGCTTTCTCGCACCGTTCCCGCAGGCTGGCTCTCCGCGCGTCCCGTCGTTCTGTAAGAGTTTTCGCAACCTCGCCGCCGAATAAGTTATACGTTCCGTCGGGTTTCACGTCCACGATGTGTTCCGTCACGATCATCGGCGGGAGTACATAGCCGTCGTTGGGATATCCCAAGTCGCCCGGGCACGTCAACACCACGGCCCAAGTGGCAACCCACTCCCAGAACAGCGCCTCCGCGTGCCCCTTGAGCCGCCATTTGCTGGTATCGCTCCCGTCATGGATGAAGTATGTTGCCAGCATCTCCGTACGGCTCATAATACCCAGGAACTCAACTTGATTGCCGAGTTCCATGTAGTCATTTGGCGACGGGGTGGCCGTACAGGAGAGCCGATACGGGGTGCTTTTGAACATCTCGATGATCTGGTTCCGCATTTTGCCGGTGTAGTTCTTCAGGATGCTGGACTCGTCCAACACCACCCCCGCAAAACTCCCGCCGTCGAAATGCTGAAGCATCTCATAGTTCGTGATATTGATCCCCGGCATCACATCGTCCTGTGTCCGGCAGATTGTGGCCGAATATCCGAACTTCCGCGCCTCCCTCATCGTTTGTGCCCCCACCGTCAGTGGTGCAACAATGAGAACAGGCTTTCCCTCGTGTCTGACCACCTGATCGGCAAACTCCAGTTGCTGGATGGTCTTTCCGTTCCCGCACTCCTCAAACAGCGCTGCGCGACCCCTGCGCAGTGCCCACCGGGCAATATCCTTCTGCCACTCAAACATGTGGGCGTTCATGGTGGCTTTGTCTACCTCGAACCCGCACGGCGGTGGGATGTGCCGCTTGCTGGCGAGAAAGTCCTCGTATCTCACCACTCCACCGTCACTTTTCCGCTCTCCGGCACCGCCACCCGCAGGAACATCGCCAGGTCCGTAAAACTGGTATAGTTAAACTCCATGTGGGCATGTTCCAGGATCAATCTCTCTCCGGATTCCTGAGCCGTAGGTTCTTCAGTGGGCGTCTCTGCGGCAGTCTGCTGTTCGGCGTTCGACCACTCTGCAGCCTTCCGGCCCCACAGTAGCAAATTCCCATTTCCGCGTGCAAACGGTGTCCCCGCGGCTTTTGCGGCGGCTCTTACGGTCATGTCTGACGTGCCCATTTCATCCGCCAGCCATTTTGCGGTACCGCCAAAGCTCTGCATGTTGCGAAAGAACTCACGTTTCAGGTCCTCCGGCAGTTCCTTGAACTTCGGCCACAGCATGGGCCGGGTGATGTTGTAGCTTTTCACTTCTCCATTTTTCTCCCTTCTTTGCTTCGCGGTCAGGTTGTCGCTGGGCAGCGTACACCCGCCGCGCTTTCGGCTGATATGCGCAAACGCTCCTCGCGCAGTGCGCTTTTTCTGCATGCAATCGTAGTCAAAGTCATTCATACCGGCTGATATACACCTCCGTCCGGGGGTTTTCCTTGTCGTACAGAACCCGGCTCCCGTCGTGCGACACGATGATGCTGCTGTTGTCATCCGCCAGGGTCCCGGCATACACCAGGATATCGTCGATGGCCTCCAACAGGTTGGTTAAGTCCACCTTGCGCCGGGTGGGCATATAAAACAGGCACTTAACCTCCACCGGTTCTGCGATGGTTTCGCCGCCCTTGCAATGCCATGCGGCGGCCTGCTGGTACGCCTCGTACTGTGCGGACGGAATGACCATCGGCGCACCATACCGCCCTCGCACAATGCGCTGGTGATTTTTCTTTGTCACCGGCGCGATGGGTATCACGATTTTTCGCACGTTTTCCCTCCTCAATCGACTACCCGGCCAGTAGCCGGGAAGAATGTCGCCTCCACCATGCCGGTGGGGCCTCGCCGGTTTTTGTCCAGGTACAGCTGGAGCATCACCGGGTCCCACGGATTCCCGTCCGATTCCGTCGGCGGTCGGTGCAGTAGCGTCACGGTGTCCGCGTCCTGCTCGATTGCGCCGGATTCCCGAAGGTTTGCCATGGTGGCCCGGAAGCTCCCGCTCCGATCGCTTGCGGCGGCTCTGTTAAGCTGGCAGAGCACCACCACCGGGATTTTTAGGCGCATGGCAAGCATTTTCAGCGCCCGGCTGTTGCGTGTGGTCGCCTCGTACAGCGTCATGCGTTTGCTCTCAGGCTCCATCAGTCCCAGGTGGTCCAGGATAATCAGCCCCGGGCACTCTTTGTAAGCCAGCGCTGTAACGTCGCCCATGTCCATGTTTGGCCGCTTGTTAAACAGCAGCGGGAGGTCGGCGCATTCCGCCGCACCCTGCGCAAACTTGGCATATTCGTCCTCAGGGAGGGCCGCGCCGAAGATCAGCTTGCGTGAGGACATACCCGCCGCATTTGCCGTGATCCTCGCGGCGCAGTCCTCCGGATCCATCTCCAGGGAGATATACAGCACTTTCATTCCGCGCTGTGCGGCGCTGAGTGCGATTTGCATGGCCACGGCGGACTTGCCCACCGCTGGCCGAGCGGCGATGATATGCATCCCGCCGTTGATGTACCCGCCACCCAGCATTTTGTCGTAGTTTCTCAGCCCCGTGCGGCAAAATGGCCGCTCTTTTGCGGTGTAACTTTCGTCCACATGCGTCTTTAGACCCGTAATGGCCTCTGCAAGGCTCACCACGCGTTTTGTTGACGCTGCGAGGGTAAGTTCACCCACCGTTTCTGAAACGTGCTGCAAGGCTTCCTGTGGGGCAATGTCGGCATTTCTCAATTCCTCGCCCAAATCACGCAGCCGACGGCCCAGAGAAGCGTCCTTGACGCCCCGGACATACTCAGGCAGGACGGCGGAGGATGAAACCGCCTCCATGCACTGTATCAGGAGATCGTTCGTGACCCCCTCGCATTCCCGGGCGGCTTCGTCCCGGACGGTCGCTGCATCCGCCGGTTCCCCGGCGTCGTTCCGGCGCTGTATGGCGCGGAACACAGCGGCAAAGGCCGGGTGCAGGAAATCATCCGGGCGAAGCTCTGCGGCTTCCGGGTACGCCTCAGGGTCGATCAGCAGAGCGCCGATGGTGCTGTACTCGCACAGAAAAGCATCCATGTCAGCCCTCCACGATTTCCCACTCGCCGGTGTCGTGGTTGTACTTCCGTACCGGCTCGGCTGGCTTCGCCGGTGCTCCACGCCCTCGGTCCTGCTCCCTGGAAAGCCAGCCATTCACGAACCGGAGAATCCCGCGCCTTGTTTTGCGCTTTGCCGGGTTGGCATTGAGCCAGCCCTTCATGGCTCTGAGCTGTTGCATAACGTCAACAGCTGGGTAAAGGCTTCCCCATTCTGCGGCCTGCTCTTGCGTTACGGGATAAATATCCCCATCATTCAGCGGAAGCTCGACGACTGGCGGCGCATGAGTCGCTTGCGGCTCTGCGCAATAATCCCGAACGTAGTGAGGGATTATTATTTCTTTGTCTTTTTCTTCTGTCTTATTTCTTATGTTAGGCTTTGCTTTGCTTTCGTTTGCTTTATTTTGCTTTGCTTTGCTTTCGGTGGCTTTATTGCCCCTGCCGCCCTTTGCCCCGTTCTCAGAGAGCCTGGCGGATTTTTGGGTGTCTCGGTCTATCGTGGCCTTGAATACCGGAAACAGAATACCCTCTCGCCCGTCGAGTTTTGGATCGAGACCTGACCGCGCATATTCCAGTATGGCGATAAATAGTCTCCCTCGCTCGGCATCTGACAGGGCGGCTGTTTGCTCTATCCAGTCAAAATAGGCTTTGACATAGCAAGCACTCATGCCGTTTACTCCTTGTGCGGGATCACGAAAACGCCCACGTTGTGGTTTGTCAGGATTCTGACCAAATCTCCAGCCTCGTCCTCGGCCAGCCCGTCAATCTGGATTGCGTCGTTCTCGAGGGGGTCCGAAAAAATATCCTGGATGTCGTTTGCGTTATGGATAATCGCGTCAAATTTCATTGTTCTCCTCCATCTCCGCCTTTAGAACGGCAGGTCCCCGTCGTCCTCGATTTCGCAGAAATCTTCGGCGGGCGCGGTCTGTTTCTTGCTCTCCTGCTTGCCCTCCTGCTTGGAGTCACCGAAGTACATCCGGTCGGCCACCACTTCGGCGGTCTTACGCTTGTTGCCGTACTTGTCCTGCCAGTCGCGGACCTGCAAGCGGCCATCTACGATGGCCATGCGGCCCTTGGTGAAGTAGTTGGCGGCAAACTCTGCCGTCTTGCCCCATACCACCACGTCGACGAAATCGGTTTCCTTCTCGCCGTTCTGGGGCTTGAAGTCCCGGTCGCAGGCCAGGGTGAGGGAAGCGACGGAGGTGCCGGTCTGGGTGTGGCGCATCTCGGGGTCCCGGGTCAACCGGCCCATGATGATGACGTTGTTCAGCATTCTGCCACCTCCAGACGCTCCATGAACTTCTCCAGATCTTTGGCCTTAAAGTAGATACGAGGGTTCCCCCGGGCCACATGATAGCCCTGGATAACGCAGTCGTTCCGCAGGGAATCCAGCGTGTCAACACTGATGCTCAACAGTTTCGCCGTCTCATTTCTTGTGTACAGCAGTTTCTTTTCCATCTCTACCTCCTATAGATATGACTTTCCAAACTCGCGCCTGAAATCGTCCTCCGTCCAGCCCTCGTTCTGCATGATCGTCAGCTGTCCGTACCGACGCAATCGGCGCATCTGGTCGCCGTTCCGGTGCACGGCGGACTTCCCGTTCCTGTGGCACCTGTCGCCGCACAGCCACACCACCGCGCCGTATTTCTCGCTTTTGCCGCGGTAAGCACCCCCGAAAATGTGGTGACGCTCCAGCGGGTCCTGTGCGCCGTTCCTGCCGCACAGGAAGCATCTTCTTTCACTCATCGTACTCCGTCCCGTCCGACACAAACTCCGGGCATTTTGTGATTCTGTACGACGGTATTCGTCCGCACAGCAGCGTTGGCACTGCGGTCCAGCCGGGGACAGGCTCAAAACGTTTTGACCAAGAGCACCCGCCGCATGACTTGGCGCAGCCCCAGCACAGTTGCGGCTTTTCGACCTCTGTAAAGATTGCATCTACGGGCCACCCGGCCACCAACCGGCTACGGATGAGTTTTGCGGGGATTTGCGTGATGGCCGCCCACTCGCTGATGGTCCGCGCCTCGCCGTGCCATGTGATAGGCGGCGTAGGTTTCGGCGCGTACTGGCATCCGCAGTGCCGCGCACGGCCCTTGCGTAGTCGGGTTGAGTCTACATGCACAATCTTGCCGCAATCACACCGGCACTCCCATTCGGCGCAGCCATTCGGGCTGGTTCCGTTTCGCCGCATGGCAACGAGCATCCCAAAGCGCTGGCCCGCCATGTCTTTCGCTTTACTGCCCATCGTCTCGCCCCCATTCCTGCTTCATCGCCGCCAGCTTCTGGGGCGGCAGATGCTCGATTCCGGCGGACTCGCAGTCCGATACAATCTGGTCGATCAATCGGCTCATTTGCTCTGTATCGTACGAGCTGGAGCCGTACCATACCGTCACATTCGCGCACCCGGGGATTTTGCTGGGTCCTCGCTCGGCCATCCACCCGACACCCTGCGCCGTCCAGCGGCGGATGAAATCATCTGCGGCCCGCTCCACCATGCACAGCACGTCGCTCACGCCGCCGATGGTCCTGATCTCCTCCCTGTATATCGCTTCCCGGGAAAGGTTGTAGTGCGCGGCCAGCTTGTCCAGGAGCACCCAGCAGTAGGCGTTTGCATCGAGGCTCCGGCCCTTTCGCCTGATCTGGGCGACGTGCTCTTTATCGGCCTGATACTCGTCGCAGGCGTTCATGGCCACCTGGGGGGACTGTACCCTCAGGCACAGCCACGCCCCATCACTGTCCTGTTGCCAGCGGACGGCGGAAACATCAACCTGTACCATTCTCGCGCTCCATTTTCGCCGCCTTCATGCAGTCGCCGCAGAGCGGCATACCGTAACGGGATTGTGCATATTTGGCCATGTCCTTGGATTGCCAGGTTTCGCCACTGCGCTTCTTCACCGGCTCAATCATTGCGCCGCAACGCCCGCACACAGGCTTTCGCTCTTTCTCGTCCAGTTCGGCGGATGATACCTTGTCCGGGTCCTCGCCAGTGGGCAATGCGAACGTCCTCAGCCACATATACTTAAAGGCGTAGGTCATGGCCTTGCCGCTCCCCTTGTCCTGGGTGTCTGCACCGTCTCCGCAGGACGCGATTTCGATGGATTCCTCGGGGTTCTCCACGTTCACCATGCGGTACACCACGTCCACATGAGTGATGTTGCCGGTGCGGTTCGAAACCTGCGAAATCGGAAAAACAACCAGTTTGTGCTTCAGCATCTCGGCCCGCATGATGGAAGTGACCTTCTCCTCGCTCAGGGCCTTATAACTGGTGGAGCCGAACGATACATGGTCGTCTTTTGCAAGATATTGCACGTCCTGCATGATGGCCGCGATTTTCTCATAGATGTTCAATACTCATCCTCCTCTTCCAGAATTTTCAGGGGGCAATATGCCCCGGTCCCGCGCGTGTCCAGCAGATACTCGCCCGTCCGGCGGCACTGGTTGCGGGAGTATGTTTCCAGCAGAGGGCAGAGTTTGCAGGACATTTCGCCCTCCGGGAAATAAATATCTACCGTCGCCCTGATATAGCGGGCCACTCCGCTCTCGTGCATGGCTTACTCCGTGGGGACTTCCGCCCCGACGATCATGCGGTCGAGGTTGCACCCCTCGATCAGGTCGGCCAGGTACTCGCGCTCATCCCGCGAAAAATCGTGCAGGAACAGTCTCAGCAGGCCACGGACGCGCTGGCCGCACTTATGGCACACCCTATCGTCCCGATTTTTCAGGCCGTGGCATACCGGGCACTCGTCAGCCGTGTACTCATACGGATTCCCAAGCTCCGTCCCGCAGCGAGGGCAATAGTATGCGGTGCTGTCTCCGTATTCTTCAGAGTATTCCTGCTTGCGGATGGGCTCCTCAAACACAGCGTCGCACTCATCACAGATGTACATCATCTGGCCTCCTTTTCCGCCAAACGGCGTTTTTTCTTGTAGTACGCGTTATCCGCAGCAACCAGGCCTGGATTTTCCTGCCTGCGGCGTCTTGCGTATGCAGCGCGTTCTTCACGGTGCGTCTCGTTATATCTCCGGCACCGTTCGGCGTTATCGCGCTTCCGTTCGCGATCTCTCCTGCGCTCGTCGGATTTTCCGTCGTACCATCCGATGTGCTTGTACGACGCGGCAAAACACTTTGAGCTACAATAATATGTAGTAGCCGCCTTTTTGCCGTCACGAGGAACTTGGCGAACCCACGGCGTATCGGCTGTCGTAGGAAACGTCATTCCACAGATTCCGCACTCCCGGATGAGCGTCCGGCGGTGCTCTACGATTGACCTCTTACAGCTCATTTCCGCACCCTGATGCACAACATAGTCCCTGTCAGAGCGGTTGGTCAGCGCATACCGGATAGAATCCAGCACCGAGGTTTTCCCGCTGCCCTTGGGGCCGGAATCTCCACAGAACCACCGCCCAGCGACATATCCCGGATTCCGAACATGTTCTTGATAACAATTTTTGTTGTTTTCATTGACAAAACTCACTTTCTCTCCTATTATGGAGATGGATTGGATTGACCAGCGTCAGTCTCGCCCCCATCGGAGTGCCAGCCCCGATGGGGGCATTTTCTGTTACATCATTACCGTCACGATGTCTTTCTCGATTTCATCCTTCAGTGCTTCCACCAGATACGCCTTGATGGTCTGCCGGGCCTGCAGCTTCCACATTCCGCCGTCTGCTTCCGTGAAGGTAATACCCCGCTCATCGATGCGGATCAGGAACAATCCCTCGGGCTGCTCTACCTCCTGGAACGTGCGGTACGGACGCAGTTTTACCAGCGGGCGGATCGTACTGTTCTGCTGCAGGGATACGCCCTTAGACGTCACCACCGTGGTCGCCACTCCGGTGTCGTTGTATGTAACCTTGGCCCCAGTCGTGATCTGAGACAGCAACGTCAGTGTGTAAGGCCGGTCGGCGCTGTCCTGAAAACGGGTCTGCAGCGCAACAGCCGCCTGATCAAAAGGCATTTTGACCTGGTTGTCCCATCCAGGGACATCCTTTGCCTGGGCTTCGTAGTAGACGATGCGGTTTTCGCGAAGCTCCGGGATGGGGTGGCCGAAGCAGGATACGGTCAGATGATCGCGAACAGAAAGATAGATCCGGCTGTCATCGAGGACCGCTTCGGTCTTAACCATTTGGATCAATGCATCTAAGCTGTTCAGCACGATCGGAGTGGGATAATCCAACTCAGGACGAATCTGCTCAATGGCGTTATCCTTGCTGATAGCGAATTTTGTTCCATCGCTGCAAGTGATGATCTCCGGGCCGGCGAGGGAAACGATTTTTTCGATAGCTTCTTTCAACATGATTGATCTCCTTTCGATTACGCGAATTTGACGAGCTTCAGCTCCGCAGGCTCGGCCTGTTCCGAATTATCCACCGACAACTGTCCGGGGATCTGTGGAACCATCTCGATGACGGTATCGCGGTCTGCTACATACAGCATAGTGGTTACAGGATTCGTGGGTGCCAGCGCAGATTTCGCGGTGCAATTGACCACAATGTTCTGGCGGCTATCATCGGGGCACAGCTCCAGAGTGATGGTCACTTTCCGCTTGGCCTTCGCGGATGTGTTTGGGTCCAGGATATTGTCCACAAGCCGCGACATTTCATAGTCCGCACGCTCCTGGAACGCACCGTTACACATTTGCAGGATGCTTTTCTTTGCTTCTTCGTTCATCGAACTCACTCCTTATTTTAATTTTGATTGTACGGTTTCTTTATACACCATGCTTCTGTATGTATCGCTTACTGATTGCCCTCCATCCAGTCCACCAGCTTCAGCAGCCCGGAGACACAAGTCCCAACACCGATGAAGCAAAAGATCCATACGATAGTCATCAGATTTCCGCCCTTTCCTCAAGCCACTTGTCAACAAGGCGCTTGAAAATCATAAACACCCGGCTGCGGCCGGTTTGGATACACAAGCCGAACGGCAGTTTTTCAGCCTGAATCCCGTCGGAAAGTGTTTCTTTTGAGATTTTTACGCCGTTTTCCCGCAGGTACTTTGCAGCCTCGTCGATTGTCATAGTTTTTACCATACTTTCCTCCTTGCAATTGCTTCGCGGGTGTGGTATAATACCCGTGAAGAATCCTTGCCAATGCTTCTTCGCCGCCCCGTCAGGTTGCCGCCTGGCGGGGCATTTTTTGTTACTCAATCGGTTCCAGGTCCATCACCGTATCCGGGTACAGGGACCAGGAGCCATAGCGGGCCTTGCTGTACTGAGCCGCAAAAAGCCAGTCGTTCAGCTCAATCTTCTTGGCGGTAAGCGCCGCGTCCTCTACTGCGTTCTCCGCAATATGGGATTCGATGTAAGCTTTTTGCTGTGCGAACACGCTGCAATCGGAGTTGTGTGAGATACGCGCAATCGGGCAGCACAGCAGAATTACGCCTGCTGCGAAGGCGGTTACAAAACCGATCACGAGTGTCCATCCGTAGGATTCTCTGCACTCAAGCACGAACGCCACCACGCAGACAACGACCAGGGCCACGCCCAGAATCATCCAATTTATCACTTATTTGTCCTCCTTTCTTACTTCTCCGCCGGTGCGGCGGCGTCCTGAATGGCCTGTACCGTACATCCGTACAGTTTGGCCAGCGCCTTGTGATACTTCCACCCGGGTTTCCAGTCGCCCACCTCCCAGTGGGACAAACAGGACAGGTCAACATTCAGTTTCTTGCTGACCTGTGCCCGGGTTACTCCGGCATTCTCCCGGAGTTCTCTCAGCGTCAAATGCGTCTACCTCCTCTCTAAATGTGTGAGTTTTCATTGACTGCGGCGGGGGAATGTGGTACCCTTTCGATAGCCCTTGTGGCAAAATCAAAGGAGGTAGCCTTTTGACCAAACTTTTGACCTTGCCCGTTCCAGACCGTGGGGACACGGCGTGATGCAAATGGGCTTTGCGGAACCCATCCCGCAAAAGTGAGCGGCACCCCCAAGAAGCACGGCTGTTTCATCGTGTACCTCTCGTAGAACCGGCAAGCGTCCACGCAGTGAAGCGTGTAAAAAAACGCAGCTTGCCACTGTCGGGTCATGCAGTGAAGCAGGTATCAAACTCACGCCGACGGTGCGGAAGGTTGCAAGGGTGTTCTGGTGAACAAATTTGGGGAAACCCCGACCGTGGAACAGCACGGTCGGGGCATTTCTATCCCCGCCGCAGTCATTGCCCCGAACCTCACAAATGTGAGACTTCATACTTGACACGCCGCCCAAACCGCGTTACAATGACTCTGCCAAAAGAAATTGTTAAAGCCGCTGTTATGGGGGGCTGGTGTTTTTGTACTCTTTTTTCTGGGGCTTGCCTATATGATACCTCAAAATATTGAGTTATGCAAGCGTTTTTACCTCATTTTTTGGAGTTTGTAAATTCTCACATATTGGAGGGTGTCAATTTGTTCAATTACAACAGAATGGAAAGCATGATAGCGCAGAGCGGGAAAACAAAACTGCATCTCTGCCGGGCAATGGGGGTTAGCAAAACATACCTTCGGGACGCAAAGAAGCAGGGGACCGATATTAGCGGAGAAAAACTGCACATATTGGCCGCAGAGCTTAACACTACGCCGGAATATCTGCGCGGCGAAACCGATGATCCGGCCATAAAAAAAGCCCCCGGCATAAATGCCGAGGGATTCGTGCCGACTATGAGGGATTGGGAAGAACAAGCCGAAAGCTGGACGGATGACCAGATTCTTCAGGCGATGCAGAAACTCGTGGAGATTCAGCAGAGGAGGCGCAGCGATGGGCATTGAGCTGACCAGGAGCGCAAAAAAGGCGCTGGCAACTCTCTACACGGATTACTGCTAGCGCCGGGCATACGGGCAGTCAAAGCAAAACTCCACATTCTTTATGCAGATTCCAGAAGCAATAAAAGATGGTGTGCAGGAGATTTGCGTTGCCGGATATGCCGAGTATTCTCGTTTTTGTGGTGTTGTCCTGACGGATGCGGGCATTGCCTACATGGACCAGCAAGACCCGGAAACCGTCCTCATGTGGGATTTACATGACGGACAGGTCATAACCTAACTTGTTCTTCACAAATGCGGCGAAGTCACTGGCTTTATACAGGTTAGGCGTAAGCAGTGCGTTAGACACGCTGAGCCGGACACCGCACATATCGCATTTGAAATCAATCTTATCTCCGATAAGCGGTGTTCCATTTACGAGGACGAATGTCTTTTCTCCGTCAGATGCAATCAGGACTTTTGCGTTTGATAATTCCATGTTTTTCTAACTCCTTCCATAATCGTCTTTGTTCTTCCTGTGTGAGTGTCTGGACGGCGGCTATGAATAGTTCTCGCTTGCTGCACTCGTCCATTTGTTCTATTATATCATACTTTTCGCAAAAACACACGATTTATTTCCCCCTCGTAAAAAAATATTTTCACCTATTCCCCCAAATAGGACAAATATTGCATACCGCGTTGCCCTATAATAGGCAACAAAGGGATAAATCTTGGGTTATGTTGGCCCCGCCGCCCCCGCACCGGGCGGCAGGGCCGATATAGCAGATAGCCCATTAGGCTGTCATCTGCTACGATTTAAGCATAGCAGTGCCGCGAAACCCTGTCCACGTGCAATCCGGGGAACCGTGCGACCGATGTAGGGCAAATGGTCCCCGCATTTTAGATTCTGTCCCGCCACAGGTGAAATCTACTTTATGGAGGCGAATAACTATGTCTGCGTTGCAGGAAATCGCGGGAAACATTGAGCAATACCCAAAAAGGATTCGCGAAGCAAAGGAAAAGAAAAGGTACACCATCAACGACATCGTGGATCTGTCCGGCGTGTCAAAGTCCGCCGTGTCAAAGCTCCTGGACGGATCACAAATGGACCCGAAGCTCTACAACTCGGTCGCCATGTGCATGGTGCTGGATCTGTCTCTGGATGAACTGTTCGGGTTGGACAAGCCTATAGATCACCCGGAATCTATGCAGGCCAGGATACATCAACTGGAGCTGGAAAACGCGCATTTGTCCGGTAACGTAAAAAGGCTGGAAGAAGTAAACGCCATACAGAAGGACCAAATGCGCACTCGCAAGCCGGTCATCTTCGTCCTGCTTGGTATGTGCGCCGTGCTGGCCATGTGCCTGGTGGCGTACCTGTTTATTGACTCGCAAATAACGGCCCAAGGGCTTATCCGCGACGGACAGCCCACCGCCGTGGCGTGGTTTGTTATTGTCATAGCAGTCACTGCTGTGATAGCCTCTACGGTCATCATCTCTATGGCCCTGCGCAAAAAAGTGTGAAAAAAGGCCGTCCCACATGGGACGGCCATGTCACAATATAAAGGAGAATACAATGAACTGCGTTAAGTGCGGTGGAGTTTTGCCGGATGGAGCTCTGTTTTGCCCAGCATGCGGAAAGCGGCAATCCAAACAATCCCGCAGGGCCATCAAGAGGCCCAACGGATCCGGCACGGTCTATAAGCTGCAAGGCCGAAGGAGCCGCCCGTGGGTGGCGGCAAAAAGTAAAGTAATTATAGGGTATTATCCAACGCGAAAAGACGCGCTGGAGGCTTTGGAGCGTTTGGCGGGGAAGGATTTGACAGAGCGGTATAATATGACCTTCAGGGAAGTATTTGAAGCCTGGAAAGAGGAACATTATAAGGAAATAGGCCCCCGTGGGGTGGAGTCATATAACCGGGCCTTTGACGTGTTCCAGCCGCTCCACGATGCAAGATTCCGCAGTTTGCGGACAGCAGACTTCCAGGCGGTCATGGACAAATATGCGGATAAATCCCACAGCACATGCAGCAAGTACAAGCAGCTTGTTACGCAGATGTCCGCATGGGCGATCCGGGAAGAAATTGCAACAACAAACTTTGCAAAATTTATCCATCTGCCAGAAAACGTGAAAAAAGAAAAGGAAATCTTTTCTGACGCGGACATTGAGAAACTGGAGAAAAACGGAAGCGACACCGCAAAAATTATCCTGATGCTGATTTACACGGGCATGAGAATCGGGGAGCTTTTCGGTCTCCCGCTGGCCGACTATCACGAAACCTATGTCATTGGGGGAGAGAAGACCACCGCCGGGCGCAACCGGGCCATCCCCATCAGGCCGGAGGGCCGGGCATACTTTGCATACTTCGCCGCCAGAGCAAAGGGTGCGCTTTTGCTGTCCGGCTATACTGGCCAGCAGGTACCGGCAAATTTCCGACGGCGAGACTACTACCCGTTACTGGAAAAGCTCAAAATCGAGCGGAAAACCCCGCATGCCACCCGGCACACCTACGCCAGTTGGGCCAGAAGATCAGGCATGGCCACGGAGATTCTGCAAAAGATATTGGGCCACGCCGACTATTCCACAACGGCAAATATTTATGTCCACACAGATATTTCTGAGCTGATTGCAGCTGTAGACACGGCTGATAAAAAATAGCGTGTTACTAACACGTTACTAACAAGAAAAAGCAGTCTACAGAATTGCGTAACTTTTTTTCGGCAAAAGCAAAGAAAAAGTCCCAGTTTCATGTGAAACTGGGACTTTCTTGGTGCGCGGTACAGGACTCGAACCTGTGACCCCATGCACGTCAATTATAGCCCAATAGCAAGCATTCGGTATTGTGCGGTATTATGCGGGATTTAACAGGTATATGCGGACATTTTGGCGTGAGAAGTTGCAAAGTCCCGTTCTGTCCCGCGTCAGTTACTAACAGGTTACTATCAAATTACACCGACGCAATTCCGTGGTAGTAGGCAGACAGCTTTTCTTTCGGGCCTTTCGCGTCCTTGTCAAACAGGAACGCCTTGGCCATATCCGCAAAGAACTCAGGCTTGTTTGCGCCATACTTTGCCGCCACGGAGCAGTAGTCCGAATACATCATATTCATGGCTACGTTCCAGTCATCCTCGGTGATGTGCGCAAACACGACACCGGCGTTGGCCGCGAGGGGGGTGGTCTGCTGAACAGTCCAATGCCCGCCGGTGGTGCCGTCATCATTTTTCATGTCGGTATTCCATGCTTTGGCATCCTCTTTGGAAAAATCAGCGGACCCACACATACATTTACCGAGTTTATCGACCTGCTCCCAGCACTCCGCCATTCCTCGGACGGCAGCAGCAGAGCGTTCGGACACAGGCAGTTCCATGTACGCAGACAGTTCCTTTTCCAGTTTTTGCTTGTATTCTTTCAGGTCGTCCTTCATGTCGCACCCCTTACAGCTTCTCGACGGTAACGGCCATGTTGTTTACAACTGCCGCAACGCCGCCCAGGACCAGAGACAGAATAGAGCTTTCACACCCGCAGGCATTGCGGACGATGGCAGAAATGCCAATATTAACAATGCCGTTTTCGGCGGCGGTCTGGGCCCCGGTCGCTCCGATAATCGGAACGCCGTCTTTTTGCGCGGTGATAGACACGGTGCCAGCCGCCGTGGGAGACAAGGTTCCGGAGACGTTGATGAGGTAATATCCCTGTCCACACAGTGTAATGGCATTGCCGTCTTGCTTGATGTTGCAGCCGTACCGGCGGGTAGTATTCCCAACAGGGATGATGCCGTCAACCGGGACGGTTGCGCCGGTGGTGTTGGTGGTATAGATTGCAGATTTACTCATAGAATCATTCCTTTCTAATCGGGCTGATTTTTGCCCATTCAAAAATAGCGGGGCGACTAATGCCGCCCCGCATGCCTCGCCGGATAGGGCGTCACTTTATCTCGCTTACCGGGAATCAGATGTTGTTGCAGCCGCTATTGCAGCCGCAAAACGGAGAGGGGCCTGCATTGTAGGTGTATCCGTTGGGATAACGCACTACGCCGCACAGCTGGTCCCTGATAAACAGCTGATTGTTGGCCTGTTCCAGCTGGGCGATACGGCCCTCCAGCTGAGATTTCTCCAGGGCGGCAAACTTGGCGTCAATGTTGGCGTTGACGCTGTCAATAGCCCGCTGCGTGGTGCAGCAACACTCCGACATCTGAGACTGGATGTTGTTTCCGGTCTGCATAATGGCCATGTTCGTACCGTTCTGCGCCAGGGCCATTTCTTTGCCCAACTGCCCGACATTGCCCTGCATTTCGTATCCCAAGTTGCAGATGCCGTTGCCCACGTTGGTCAGACGGTCATTCAGCTGGCCAAACTGCTGGCCGAAAAGGATTTCCTGTTGAGACGAAGCGGTGGCATACTGGCCAAATTCGCCTTGCCGGTTCATCCCCCAGCCTCCGCCCATAAAGACGAAAAGGAACAGGATGATAATCCACCACGCGCCGCCGCCCCAATTGTCATTGCCGCCATCAACAGCGGCCCGAAGATCAGAGAGGGAATAGTTGTCCATTTCAAAACTCCTTTCTTGAAATTTTTATAATAAACCGTTGCGCACCGGCTTATTTTAGGAATCTCATAAACTCCTTGGCTTGCTGTTGGAGTTGCTGGAACTGCTGCGGGTTCATCTTCCCCGATTGCAGCATTTGTTCCACTTGTTCTTTTGCCCGCTGCGGGGTCATGCCAGCCGCAAACTTGCGGAACTCCATCAACATTGCGAGAGGGTTATTCAGGCTTTTTGCGTTTTGCCGGAGCATCTGAATCATCGGATTTGGCATTTAGCATTTCCTCCAATCTTTTCACGCGTTCTTCCAAACTGGTAACATCTACCTTCGCGGGGTCTTGATAAGGCGCAATGCTGTACGGGGTAACAGTACAATACCCCGCCCCGTCGCTGACCTTGAGCCACACAACCGGGTCATTTTCGTCCAGGAGTAAGATGGAGCTGTTGGGTGCCATGCGGAACGCGTCTGCCCCGTTTCTGCCGTTTACTCTGGTAATCTGGCACGCTTGCTGTGATGCTTGCCCGTATTGCCCCATGTATGGGGCACCGTATCCCTGCTGATATTGGTTGTTGAATCCGTACATCGCCAGCCCTCCTTTGCTTATATGGTACAAAAAAATCGCCCATTCAGATGGCCTGTAAAAGGTCTCTGAATGGGCGATCATGTCCAAGTGAGGTCTATTGATTTGTCAGCGCGTCAACAATTTTCGACAATGCCCTGCGGCGGTTTCTCTTGACGCTTTCCGGCGAGACGTGAAGCGCGTTGGAAACTTGGATATAAGACTTTCGGCGGATATCGCACAAAATAATGCACGATTCCTCATCTTCTGGCAAATCGAAAGATTGGACAAATTCCAAAGCTCTCTTAGGAGCCATGCTGGAAATGTAGTACCGAACGGCTTTACGACTATTATCCATGGCAAAATAGAAGCCGTGGGCGTGCGGGCGCAATGCGCGGGCAGGGAGCGCGGCGTTACGTCACTCCCCGCCGTCCAGAATGTTTCTTACTTCTTCCCCTTCACCACAAACCCGGTGAACCCTGCCGCTTTCAGCTTTTCCAGCATCCTGTCGGCGTTGGCGCGGACGGCGAAGGCTCCCACCTGGACCCGGTACAGCACCTGCTCCGTGTCGGCCTTAGGTTCTTCCGCAGGCTTCTGCGTCTGAGCCGGGACGAACTTCACGCCCAGGTACTTGCACAGGCCCTTGGCGATGGCCTCGCCGATCTCCGTGGTGTGCTCCACGATCCACTTGGCACCCTCGGCGGTGTCGTGGAATTCGCACTCACAGTACACCGTGGGAGCCGCCGGAGTCCGCACCTCGTAAAGGTTGGGGTTCTTCTGCACGTTCTCGGACGTTCCCGGCGTCAGCGGGGCCAGCTCGTTGAACACCGCCTTGCAGGCGTCGTACCCCTTGCCAGGGATGGCGTAGCAGAACAGCCGGGTGCCCATGACCTTGCCGTTGCAGGCGTTGGTGTGGACGCAGTTGTGGATGTCCGCCCTGAAAGCGTTGGACTGGGCGCAGCGCTGGGCCATGG